TAAGCCATCCTGAACTTGCCTGTTGGCGATTTGATAAATTTAACTCTTACCAAATCTGCCATATTAATAAGGTTTTTTCAATGTAATTCTGTGAGTATAAATTGCAGATTGAGTTCCAGTTCCTGTAATAATCAATCTCTGTCGAACTCCGTAATTATCCCCAGTAACAGAAGTAATTTCTCCATCTGCGTCTACAGAATCAGTAGCAACCGTGTACCATTCATCTCCGCTTAATGCGTTTGATTCTTGAACAGTCAATGTTAAATCAATAGTACCGCTTTCTTGAACACCTTTTACAGTATGATTGTACTTCCAAAAAGAATACAATAACGGACTAATGGTGATAGTATCAGCTTCGGTATCGGTAATAGTATCAGATGCAGTTGTTCTGTATATTTCGTATCCAGCATCGAACTCCGAGTTCCTTGCTGCCGTGAATAAGATGGATGCAGCCAAAATGACTGCACCACCTACTAACATTAATTTATTCATTTTATTTTCCATTTTTGGATTGTTAATTATATTCCTTGAACTACGGAAGCGTCCTTCATGGCGGAGAATGATGCAGCATGTCTAACCGCGATATCCCACCAAGAATTAACCACCAATGTTACCAAGGCATTTTTTGCTCCACTATACGGATCAACTACCAAGTCAATACCAGCCCATTGTCCGATAATTAATTCAGACCAATTTCCGAATAAAATAGCATGAAGGCTTGATCCGTTTCCTTTAGTTAAGTCAGAAGGAACTAATGTAGATACTCTTGCTCTGTATCCATTCAATTGACCTTCTCCAGCTTGTGCGCCATCAACGAAAATGAATTGAGCAGTATTGTTAGCCTTTTCAGCCGTTTTTAGAAATCCTCTAACACCAGGAGTAGTCAAATACGCCAAGTTGCCAAAATCAGCATTGGCAGAAGCTACATCTGTTTCCAATTCGATTATATTAGCGAATGTTGGATTCGCTCCATCAGTTCCTCCAGCTACATCTCCGATTCCACTTGTATTTAAAATACCTGTTGGTTGGTTACTTGAACCAGAACCATTAATCGCAGCAGTATCCAATGCGTTAGCGATTGCGACGCTTAAACGGTTTCTTACCATATTTTCAACGTCAATGGTAGATTGAACCATTAATTGCTTGGAAATATCAGTAAATGCTCCTAATCTATTAGGTGACATCTGGATTCTGTCAAATGTCGGAGATGTTTCCGCGTTAATGTCGTTTTCGCCTTCCCAAGCAGCGGAAGCGGCAGCATCGTTTCGTGGGAAATCAATATTAGAAGTCAAGCCAGTTAAGTAAGTTGCTCCTAACGATTCTGTAACCAATCTTGGATCAAGGAATGGAATCAAATCGCCTACTTCGGTTTGAATAGTAAATCCACCTTGAGTAGTTGTTCCAGCAGTCATATCCCTCTTCGTACCTGGTGTTCTCATCAACATCTTTGGCACAGTCAAGTTTCCATTTGGTGAAACTCCAGCTTGTCTTGCTTCGTGAACTCCTTCTTGGTGCATTTCCGCAGCAACTCCCTCTAATCTACCTCTTTCAACCAATTGAGTAATTGCACCATCCTTACCAGTAAGCCTAAACTCGGTAGAAACCTTTTCTTCTTCAGTCTTTTTGCTTACGCTTCTTCTCGCATCCTCATTAGCCTTTCTTTTGGCTTCTTCGTTTGCTTTTCTAACTTCTTCAGCTTCAATGAACGCTTCTCTTTCAATAGACTTGTTTAAATCTTCCGCTCTTTTGCTTAATTCTTCCCACTTGTTAGACATTTCTTCGGTGAAATCATTTCCACCGGCAGAACGGTGAAGTGCTGTCATCTGGTCCAACACTTCAGCTCTTTTCTGCCTCAATTCATCAGATTTTTTCATACTACTTTTTATTTAATTTGTGTAAATATAATTCACGCTGCCTTATGGCATCCGTGTTGGAATTATCTTCCTTTTTATTATTCTTGTTTATAAATTCATTTGCTCGTGCCATTACCGATGTCGCTTCGTAAGCTGGAAAGGTAACCGGTGCAACATCGTATAATCGCTTAATTTTCTTGATGGTTCTAAAAACGTTTCCATTCTCCATTCTAAACTCGTCATCTTCTATTGTGAACGCGAATGAAGATTGACTAATATCGCCACGCTTAATGGATTCGTACATATCTCGTCCAAGTTGCGTATCCGGTAAATCTACTTCGTATGCTAATCCTTTTTCATCCTTCATTAGTCGGAGCGTTCCAGATACGGTTCTACCAAGTACGTAATTTTGGTCGTGATTGAATAATGCGCGAACATCACTCATATCGGTTTCGTCAAACGCGTTTGGATCGATTTGCTCAATAAACCCACCTAAATCACCAGATGGTGAATTGAATGTGGCAGCGTATCCGCGTACGGTTTTCTTTTCCTCTCCATCCATCGCTCTTAACTCCAATCCGAATGTTCTTATTTCTTTTTCCATTTCGTTTTTTCTTTCGCTTTCTGGTAAATTCTTAATCTTTCTTTCTGCCCAATCTTTCATCGCATCTCCTCCCCAGGCATCATACATAATTGATCCGCATATTTCGTTTCCATCTTCATCCGTGTATTTTCCTTGGTCATAAGTTTTTGCTCTAGATAAAAAACTAAAGGTCCTTTTAATGGTATCAACACTTAATTTTTCTTTTCTTGAAATTTGTCCGGCTCGTGTCCAGCCTACGGTCGTGCCACAATCCGAACCGTTTTCTTCCTTATGCTTAATCGCCCTTTTAGCGTTATTGACCGCTGCTTCTGGATAATCGTTGTAAGGCATAATTACGGATTTACGTTTTCCTTTGAATTTGAAGCCAATGGCATTCCGTATTCATCTCCACCTTCGTATCCATTTAATCCTTCTTTCTTTCGTATCTCATTCGGATTCAAGGCGCGAATGTTATACATCGTTTGATATAATCTCGCTCTTGAATCGGTATCGCCTTGTAATAATCCATCCAAATCGAATTTAACAAAGGTTTTTCCCCATTGCTCTCGCGGGAATAACTTGGAATTAAATTCGGATTCAATTCTCTTGGTCCAGCTTCGTAATGTGTACTGCACAAATATTCGGTTCAATAATTCGGCATTGTTAAAGGTTTCGGATTGACCCAACAACGTTACTGGAACACCAGTTATATTGCTAATATCTGTAATTGTCAGACGTCTGCCTTCGATGTCATTAGCATCAACTCCTTTTCCTGTTGCTTTATATTTAACTCCATTTGATAACAATGCCGTTTTCCCACTATTATCTGGACCCTGATAATTCCTATTCCAACTCTCTTGAATAATATCTCTTTGCTCCTTACTTAATGCCTGATCCGTTTCTAAAACTCCTCCGATTTGCGCTCCGTTACCATAGAAATTCGCTCCGTGTTGGATTTCGGCGATTCCGCGTCCTAACGTATCTTGTTGGTAATCGATAACGGATTTGCCTAAAATACCATCTTCGGAGTACATTCGTAAATGAATAATTTCCGAAGCCGGAACGGATGCACCGTGTTCGTGTATATAGTAGAAATATTCGCCTTCAACCTTGAATTGTTCCCATTCTTCGGTAATTAGATGTAATCTATCGATGTTACCGCTTGAATCCGTCATTATATGAATTAGTGCGTTTCCACCTTTATAGTTGCTTGATCCAGTAAATAACTGCCTTACCAAAGTTTCCATATAAGTGAACTTGTCGCGAGTTGGCTCTGGTCGGAAGTTGATTAAAGGATATAATGGATGGTTAACGGCTTCGGTTATGTTTCCTTCTTCATCCTTGGTATATACAGAAAACGGAAGCGATGCGATTTGTTCGGATAGAATTGTTACCGCTCGGAAATAGGCGGGTATTGCTTGACTTGTTTTCCAATTTACACTTACTTTCGCTCTTGAAGCCGAAAATAATACGGTTTGCCACGTGGACCAATCCTTTGCTGGTCCAATCTTGGAGTATATAGCTGCTCTTGCCGTTCGGAACGGCTTAATTACACGTTGGATTAATCCCATAGGCAAATATTTGCGATTTTTATTGGAAAAAACCAAAAATTAATTAACAAAGTGTTGTTTTTTGTTAACTATTCGTATATTGTGCTATTCATTAATCACAAATCAATAAAAATGAACGATTACAAAGACCTTTTTTCAGTTTATGGTGAATATGATGGAAAATTCTATCTTGAAACCTACAAAGACCACAAAGAAGCCTATTCAAGATTTAGCCAATTATCTTTCAAGATGTTGCAACGCGCTACAAAACAATGGAAGAAGAATCCGGATTTGATTCCGCAGTATTACGAAACGACAACAAATGGCTTCGATAAGTCATCACATTGCAGAATTGGGCATATTTACATAGACAGGATTCCGGAAGAACACGAAATTAATTAGTATATTGTCGCATCAAAGTTGGTCTAGTTACGGTTTTATTACGAAGCTGCTCATTTTGGGCAGCTTTTTTTATTTTAATATACCTCTTAACCACTTTGATTTCATTACGCGAAAAGTACCGTAATTTTTGTATTTATTGACTCCTTTTTGTGCGAAATGCCATTGTTCCGTAGCAATATACGCTTGATGATAACTCATTTTCGTATCGACAATGGAGAAGAAATAGTCGAAATACTCTTGATTGCTCATTTTCTTGAATTATATGAAAGATATGACCTCATCTGCGTTAAATGGTGTTTGACCCTTTTTTGAATCCATATATGCTGCGTAACACATAGCAAGTACCACCATTCCATCAATTTTCTCTTGGCTTTTGCTTTTATCAAACATAATCAATCCAGTATGATTGGTTTTGATAGTAATATTTCCAGCCATCCATCTTAAAATCGGATCACCACCGTGCCAAACTTGACCTTTTTCAATCAAAGCTTCCAATTCTCGAATCGGCTCGTTATACGAAACGACCGTTTGTCGAAATTCACGCATCGGAACACCTTCCGCATAAAGTTCTGAAGCGAATTGAGTGCTTTGCCAAGGATCATAATATATTTTCTGAATAGAATAATTATCCATTGCTTCATTAATATCGGTTCGAACCGCATTGAAATCGGTAACATTTCCTTTAGTTAGGTTTAAATTTCCATCTTTTGCCCAATCCATATACGGAACTCCATCCTTTTTAGCTCGGAATTGCGCTCCTTCTTCTGGACAATAATATTTTGCCTTAAATATAAAACTGTCGCGATCTGGTGTTGGTGGGAATAGGATTCCGAAACAAGTTAAATCCCATTTGGTAGATAAATCTACCGCAGCATAACATTCGCTTCCAATTATTTCTGATTCTGATACGGATTTGTTGCCTTTCATCCATATCTTGTCCGTTATCCAAGTTTTTGATTGCCGAACCCATATATTTAGGTTCTTGGTTTTAAAATTAATTTCGGCAGATTGACCTTCGTTAATTGCCTTTGTGTATTCAGTTCTTAACCCTTCCCAACTCGGAGTTGTGCCAATGCTTGGATTCGCCTTTTGCCAGGTTTCTTCCTTGTGCCAATCATCTTCCTTATTGGCTGCGAAGATTAATCCAAATGTACTAATGTCATCCTTCTTTCCGGATACGATGTCATTCACAACCTTTCGATATTGGTGACAAGGTCCATTGATATTGAATCCGGCAGTTGTAATTATAAACAACAACGGTTGCGTCCTATTAACCATTCCAGATGCAAGGTTGCGTAATATTGAATCGTCCTTTGCTTCGTGGTAT